GATGGTGCTGTTGTAGATGGGCAGATCAATGTTGTCAAATGTGACCTGTGGACGTGTGAAATCCATGACCTGTTTGGTCAATTCTGTGGTGGGTTGGCTCACACCCAGATTCAAAAATGTCACTCTAAAGCGAAACTTCAGCTTGGGCATCAGCAGACCTTGGGCAGAGTTGCTCTGATCGCTGGCCAGCGGAACTGTGAGTTTGGTTAGTGAGGCTGTTGTCATTTGGGTGTCATCCTAGTATGTGTTTATTTATGGCTGGCTGGCCAGGCAAATTCTCAGTGAATTTGCCTGTGTGCCTTATGCTGACGCCTGTGCCGCAATGGTTCCTGTGTTTTGTATGCGCATTGGTATGTAGATAAATTCCACGGCCTTGACAGGTTCAATGGCTATGTCCACATACAATTCGTTGGCATCTATGGTGGCCGGCGTGTTGTTGGTCAGGTCACACACCACCAAGAAATCATACAATCCACGCTTGTTGACCAGGTCCACCATGAGCGCAGTGATCTGATTGGTGATTGAGGATCTGGTGATGGTGTCGTTGGGTTCAAACAAGTACTGGTTGCCGATGATTTCCAAGCGTCCACGTATGAATGCCACCAGGCGTGCCACGTTGATGCGGTCCAGTGCTGTGGCCGTTCCTTGCAGGGTATGGTTACCAAAGTTGGTAATACCTGTGCCAGGAATAAACGTGATGGGGTTGACATTGTTGCTGTACAACACATCACGCAGACCTTGATTCACGCCCAAGGGTTCGAATTCGCCGGTCTGTGCATTGAGATAACCAATCTGCAGTGCGTTGTCTACCACACCACGCCGCAGTCCTGCAGGAGCAAACCATGGAAATGCCACAGCGTCACTGCGTATGATAGTGCGCAACATCATGTGGCTTGGTGCTGTGACCACAACATTGCCTGTGAGATCTGTGGTGGTACAGCTGGGATAGAAGCTGGCAGCTTCGGCCTGGCCACCGGCCAAGTTGCCATCACCGGTGCTGAGGCCCAGGCCGTTGTTGTTGGTGGCCCAGGCAACAATTTCCTGTGGAGTCAGGCGTAGGGGTGTGTCCACTAGACTGAATGCAGTTTCACCGCGATCATTGTTGAGCACCACCATGTTGGGTGCCAGTTCAGGATACTGCACACAGGTTATCAGGTTGAACTGTGCTTGATTTTCACGAATCTGTGTGTTGGTGTCAATGGCCACTCGCAGGGCCTGCACGATCAAGTAGCGTTGTGCATGGCGACCCATGTTGGGGCTGCCGTCGTTGCGATTGGCTGAAGCAGTGACCCAGGCATCTGTTTGGCTGGGCAGTACCAAGGGTGATGGATAGTCTTGTGCGTTGAAGTAGTTGACAGCAAATTCTTTCACGTTGAAACCGCTGCGCCGTGTGTTGAACAACAAGATGCCTTCTGGAAACAGTTCAGGATTGGGAGCGTCCAAGTCCACATAGTTGCTGGTGATCAAGGGTGTTGAGCCGGTGGCTATGGGCGGAATTGGGTCTGTGATTGGATTGGTGGTGCCGTTGGGTGCCCAGCGTGCGTCTGCGAACAGCACACCATTGCCGGTGGTCTGATCAGTGTTGTTGATACGCACCCATTGATCTTCTCCGTCCACAGGTTCCCAGCGATTGATCAAGGGATAGTTTTCAAGATCACTGGTGTCTATCCAGATGTCTCCGTAGGCCAAGGGGCTTTCGGCTTCGTTGGTCTGTGTGGTTGGAGCTGTGGTCGAGAATATGGGACCAGCTGCATTGGTAAGGCTGAGGTTAAATCCACGCACGTCATTGGTCACATTTTGGTATCCGCTGAAGATGCCATTGTTCTGGATCATTATGTCCACATCAGTGGGATCACTGTAGTACCAGTAGGTGCCGTTGGCCGGATCCACATTGGGTGCATTGGCACTGGCTGTGTAGCTAAATGTTGGTGTGCCTACCCAGTTGCTCAAGGTTATGCCTGAGCCATCCACATCAGTCTGGCGTATGCCTGTCACAGACGTGGTAAATCCTGCATCTGCCAAGGGTGTGTTGGCTCCGTCGACTAGGAAAATATCTCCGCCGGTGGCATGTGTCAACACAACTTGACCAGCATCGTTGACTTCGGCACTGACATTGTCAACTCCCGCAGCGCTAACAGCTGAAACAAAATCTGCGGCAGTGGTTCCTGTGATGGTGACCGTGACCGCAGCGGCCACTGTGGCTGTGCCTGGTTGTGTGGCAGCCAAGGTAAAGGTTGAACTGTTCACAAACACCGGAGTGGTGTCCGAGCCTGTGATCACTGTGGCGCCGGTGGCTACTCTTTCCAGCACCAAGAAAGCACCGGTGTTGTCGTTGTAGGGGTCGATCTGCGCATAGGTTGTGCCGGCAGGAATACTTTGTCCACCGTTAACTGGATCTAGGCCAAAAATAGCGGCCGCATCGTCGGCAAACACCGTGCAAGATTGCAACACAAACACGCCAAGAGTGGCGTCAAAGCGTTTGATCTGTATCAACATGCCTTGGTTGACACTGTTGGTTTGTTGGAACACGCTGCCAGTGGGCTTGGCACCATTTATGCTGCCAGACACATAGGGATCAGTGGTGCGCCATCTTGGAGCCTGGAAATTGGCACCGGCAAAGTAGGCTGGCGCTGCATATTCGCCGCCGGTGATGCCCAGTGTGGCCAAGGGTGTTCCTGAAATGTTGTTGATTGCGACCACGCCTACTTCCTCGGTGGAACCGTCGTTGGTGGCCGAACTGTCGGCAAAAATGTTCAGTTTGCCGCCGATGTTGGCTGCATACACACCGCTGGCATTGAGCGCGGCATTGATGTCAGTGACCAGTTGTGTCACTGTGTTAGTGGCTCCAACTGTGATTACCACATCATTGATAGAAAAACTGTTGCCAATGGTCAGGCTGGTGGGTGCCAGGGTGCCTTGCACCGTGGCCCAGGCTGTTTTCCACTCATCACTGCCGACCAAGACCCAGGTATTTCGCAAGTCACCCGCACTGGCTCCATCCTGCAACCATCCAGGTGCCTGTGCTGTGGTAGGACCACCGCGCTTGTAGTAGATAGGATTGTACACATTTGTGGCAACTACTGCGTAGTCACCAATGCTGCCCACGCTGGTCAAGGGCACTGTGCTACCTGTTTCCAGGAACACTGTGTCGGTGATCACTGTTGGCGTGTATGTTGTAAAATCCGATGTGGTTTCATTCCACTCATTTATACCAAACCGACTGTTGGTGGTGTCAAACCAGTAGCTGCCGGCTGCAGGAGCACCCACCGGACGATTCAGCGTGGCAGTCAAAGCGGCCAGGTCAATGTCGGCACGAATCACATAGGCCAGATTGGTAACACCCAGAGCCGAATAGCTGGCCAAAAGACCATATTCGTTGAGTTCGTAACCATTGATGGGAGTGCCTGACGTGGTGTTGTAGAAGAAGGGCACACCAAATGTGCTCAACAAATCTCGCTGGCTGGTCATCAGGAACAGCTTGTTGGCATTGGCAGCCAGGGTACCCGGGGCTATGCCAGTGCCTGCGCCGGATATCTTGTTTTCAGCAGTGACCACCAGCATGAGCGGAGTTGAACCGGCAGCTGCGGGTGTGTAATTGCTTTGGTCAATTACACTGACTTGTACACCTGGGGATAATAAGGCCATGACTAATTCCTTTTTTTAATATAAGATATTTATCGGTTATCTCAAAAAGAATGGCTCTATAGCGGCCTATATATAGGTCCGCAGACTAAATATGGCTATGAATAGACCTATGTGTCCAGATTGTCGCCAAAGACCACGTGCTGTGGCCTATCACAAATACCACAGGATATATTATCGCAGCAGGTGCTCTGTGTGTTTGAATAAATCCAAGAAAAAAAGATCACCAGATCCGCGTTGGAAGTTGAGTGGCTACAAGAAAAAAACCACCTGTGATCGCTGTGGATTCCGTGCCAAGTATGCGGCACAGCTCATGGTGTTTCACGTGGATGGCAATCTCAACAACAGTCAGTTGCGAAATCTGCGCACTGTGTGTCAGAACTGCGTGATAGAAATCAACCGAGCTGATCTGGTCTGGCGGCCTGGAGATCTCGAACCAGACCTGTGACCTGCTGATACAAGTGGTCCATGGTGCCGTTGTTGTCTATTTCGGCATCAAACCCTGTGCCAATCCAGGCAGTTTCAGACGCATGGATTCCATAGGTTTCCAACTGAGTTTTTGCACCGCTCCATTCGGCATTGCGTTCGGGTCCACGATTTACAGTCTCAGCCAGACGATACCACGGTGGATCGGCACCTCTATGCACTCTCACAACCATGCCACCTGCACGTTTTATGGCACCTATTTCGTTGGGGAATCTACAGTCAGATATGACCACATCATCTGTGGTGGCACGCAGACGATTTTCCAGGCTGGCTATCCAGGTATCGTCGTGGAAACTCCTGCGCACAACTTCAGTGCCCCAGTATTGTAACACCCAACGTGGTGTAAGATCGGGCATGCCCAAGCGGTCAGCCCACCAGGCATCCACTTGCTCACGCCACTCGCGACTGTGTCGGGTGCGGCCTTCCAAGAGTTCGCGGTCCCAACCAAAAACAGCTGCCACAGCGTCTTTGAGTGTGTTGGCAAAACTTTCACGTCGGAACTGATGTATGTTTACCAAGTAG